AATACCGAAAGATTGAAGATGCAAATTGTAGCTGGAGAAATTTATCAGATATATGAGTATATTTCTTATTTATTTAGTCAGAATTTTATACAGTACATGGATAGGGAAGTGTTGGAAAACTGGGGGGCAACGCTTGGATATGCTGAGACAAACATAAAAGCGGCAACTTGTATATTACAGTTTAGTGTTAATGATGTGCTTGATTTTGATGTTGAGATACCTGCCGGTACAAGGGCCACTGCCGGTGATGATGTTTATTTTGCTACTGATGAAAGCTGCAAGCGGGAGAATCCTTTGTAGAAGTGTCTGCGACTTGCACAGAAGAAGGAACGGTCGGAAATGATTATGTGGCAGGTCAGATAAATGTACTTGCAGATTTGGTCTTAAATATATCTGGTGTTGAAAATTGTACGAAATCATCGGGCGGTCAGGATGAATATGACGATGAAACGCTGCGTGAAAATATTTTTATGTTTCCATCTACTTATTCAACTGCGGGTCCTAATGCTGCATATGAGTTTTTTGTAAAGGCTTATAGTGCAGATATAGTTTCTGTTAATGTGGTTCAAAATAATGAAACAGCAGAGGTTGATATTTATATTATGCTTGCCGATGGAAAAATACCGGATGAGAAATATTGTAAAGCCGTTGCTGATTATATTGCAGGACTTGAGAATACCCCGGCGGATGACAAGATATATGTTAAAGCTCCTGAAGTTATAAGATATAAAATTTCAGGAAAATATTATATATCTGAATCAAATAGGGAAAATGAAACAATCATTAAAGAGTCTGTTATAGAAGCAGCACAGTATTTTGTATCAGAATGTCATGAAAATATAGGAGCAGACATTGTCCCGGATAAACTCATTGAGGTAGCAAGAGTCGCAGGAGCAAAAAGACTTGAAATCACAAGCCCGGTGTTTACACAGGTGACGGAAACACAGATTGCCATATGCGATAGTGTAGAGCTTGCTTATGGCGGATTGGAGGATGATTAAAACTTGGGAAAACTTGGTGAAACAGGGACTACATTTTTGTCAATGCCTCCTGCTTTTCAAAATATTGAAGATAAGTGCTTTGGTTATGCGGTAGACAGGCAGTTAGCGAAAGTTATGGAAAAAACAAAAAGCGTAGCAGTTTGGGCGGATATGGATAGCGTGGATGCAAGATATTATGGATATATGGCGGCAATGCTTCGCTCACCATATTTTTTAAGCAGCTTGTCGGAATCCGACAAACTTAAAACAATAAAAACAACATTAAAGTCACATTCATATGCAGGAACGGTAAAAGGAATAAAAGAATTATTGCAAACAGTCTTTCCAGGGGCAGAGTTTGTACCGTGGTATGAATATGAGGAAACGGGAAAACCGTTTCATTTTAAGATAGTAACAGATACATCACCGACGGAGGAGCTTGTGAAAAGATTTGCAGATATTCTCAAGTATGTAAAGCCACAGCGTTCGATAATAGATGGAATGGAAACAAGAACACATATATTTGATTTACAAAGCTATATATCTACAGGTGAGTGGCATAGTGAGAGATTGGAGGAAATATAGTGACAAATTTTACAAAAACAAGACTGACCGATAAGGGACTTGCACTGCTTGCAAAAACAGGAGTTTCAGTCACAGTCACGAAAGTAAAAACCGGAAATGGTGAATATCAGACAGATGCAGATATAGGTGCTATGACTGAATTAAAATCTGAAAAGCAGGAATTTAAGATAACCAGCACACAGAAGAAAACAGACACAACATATGCTATCAAATTTGTTATGTCTAATAAAGAATTAGCAGAAGATTATCTTTTCACGGAAATTGGTATATATGCGTCAGATCCTGACGAGGGAGAGATATTATATGCTGTTTGTTATGCAGAAAATAAAGACGCAGATATGATAAGAAAATATAGTGGACTGTATGAGTTCAAAGCAATTATTGTATTAAATATTCAGGTGAACGCTGGTGGAGTGGTTAATGTTGTAGAACAAGGACTGTATGCACTTGCGGAAGATTTGGAGGAGTTAAGAGAGGAGGTAGGAGATAAGGTAGATAAAGAGGAAGGAAAGGGACTGTCACATAACGATTTTACAGATGCGGATAGAAAGAAGTTGGATGGGATAGACGAGGGAGCGAATAAAACAGTGATAGACAGTGAACTGAATTCATATAGTTCAAATCCTGTGCAAAATCAAGTAGTTTATGAAGAAATGTTAAAAAGAATGGCACAAAAATGGGTTGGAAGTCATCTTTATACATTGTATGGAATAGTAGTACCGTCAACAGTTAATGGGGCTAATACGGGTTCTCATTATCTTGATGTGAAAACAGGTAACACTTATATTATGACAAGATATACAGATAGAGGTGCACAGGCATGGACTAATACAGGGACTTTACAAAGTGTTGAAGAAATATTGAATTCTAAATTCGATAAATCAAATATAGCAAACAACCTTGTTACGACTGAAGAGGGATATGTGGCAGATGCCAGACAGTTAAATGAAAGTATAAAGGGAAGTTTTGCTGAGAAAATAATTAATAAATTATCTTACATTAGTTCTAGAATTAAAAGTAGTACGATTTATGAAAAATCGACAAAGACTATTTCAAGTACGGAAGAGGTTGCATATGCGTTTAATAATCCGGGAATATACTACTTTAATTGTCATTGTATTGCATATGGTACATCATCAGCTTGTTTATTGTTAGTAAGCGGTTCTGGAAGTGTAGAAGAAGCAGGCATTATTATTTTAGGTAAAATTGAAAAGACGATAACATTTGCTGTTGAGTCTTCTTTTTTAGCAAATGGGACGCAAGTAGTTTATGTGCCTAGATTAAAATTAAACATACCATCAGGAGCCAGGGGAGAATATACGAAATCATTATATCAAATTATATAGAATAATTTTTAGGAGGAATAAAAACATTATGAAAATCAAATTAGAAGACAATACAGAACTTACCGTTACCGAAAGCTGCACAGCAACAACAATTACTGCAGAGTTTGATACAGCAGTAGAGATTGAAGATAACAGACAGAAATTAACGGACAAAAATTTGTCAGAATTTAAGTTTGTTAATGATAATGGAAATATCATAGGTAATTATGAAAACTATACTTTTGATAATGTGACATACACTGAAAAGGATAATAAATTTATTGCTGTATATCACTTGCATAAGTATTCAGACATTGAAGTAAGATTGAATGCGATTGAAGAGGGGCAAGCTACTCAGAATGATGCCATTGCCGAGATGTCAGAGGTTATTTATAGTGAATAACTATATTTGAATATACAGTTGAAAGTGAGGTGAGATAGAATGGCGAAATTTTGGTCTGAGAGAATTGCATACGATTTAAATCGTATTGATGAAGTTCCGGCGAAGTTAAGAGAAAAAGTAAAAAAATATATCGAACAGCATAGTGAAGCGTAAAGGCTTCTTTTTTAATGCCTAAAGGCAGGAAAGGAGACACAAATGGCAGCATACGCAATAGAAATAATAATAGCAGTTATTTCAATGTTTGGAACAGCAAGCGGAGCATATTTTGCAAATAAGAGGTCAACGGCTCTTGTAGCATACCGCTTGGAGCAGTTGGAGAAAAAGCAGGATGTACATAACCAGGTAATCGACCGGGTTTATGAGCTTGAAAAATCAGTAGCTTTAAATTCGGAAGATATAAAAGTAGCAAATCACAGAATAGAAGATTTAGAAAAGAAATAAGGAGGTTTTTATTTATGTTTAAAAATTGTGTGTTGAAGGTAAGTGTTGATACTCAGAAATGGGTGAAATCTGCGACAGTCAGAGCGATTAAAACAATGGCTCAGACTGCAGTTTCTGTAATCGCAGTTGGAAGCACGGTGGCAAATGTTGATTGGAAACTGGCAGCATCTTCCGCAGTAGTAGCCGGAGTTGTAAGTATTTTGACATCAGTTGCAGGACTTCCGGAAGTAAAGTGTGAAGAATAG